CTATGACGCACAGGCGACCAGTGCGACATTGACCAACTCACCAACAATTGAGACTTACCAGACGCTTGACGGTAAGGCTTATAAGCGCATTGACGATCAGTGGACATTTGACGTTGAAATGCTTGCAGATTGGGGTGCAACATCATCATTGTGTGAAGCACTATGGGCAGCAGCCGAATCAGCACCAAACACTGCACTGGCAGTATCATTGACCGCAGTGACGGGTGCAGTTTTTGCCTTCAACGTTATGCCGATCTATCCAAGCGTGGGTGGTTCAGCACCTGACGCTCAAACAATTTCAATGTCATTCGTTGTAGTCAACGCAGTGACTGAAACATTTAGTTAAAAACTACTAATCGGGAGACAAAATGAAACTACCAATAACAATCGAATACAACAATGGCGACCAAATCACCTACACGGCAGCACCGCCTGAATGGGTGAAATGGGAGAAAAGCACTGGTCACACGATCAGTCAGGCACAGGAAAAGATTGGAATTTCCGATCTTGTGTTTCTTGCTTATCACGCCATGAAAAGAGAAGCGGCTGGCAAGCCAGTCAAGCCAATCGAAGCATGGACCGAGACAATTGCTGAAGTTATTGTCGGTGAAGCAAACCCAAAAGTTACGCAGTCGGAAGCCTTAGCCGAATAGTTTGGGAGATAGCCCTGGCAACAGGGCTATCACCAAATGAATTTGAAAGTGCCGAAGACATTTTGACGGTCATTGAAATTTTGGAAAGGCGGGCAAATGGCAACTGAAGGAATCAGTTATGACAAAAATGAATTGCGCGCCATTGTCCGATCTTTTAAAGCAATGGACGATCAAGCGTTGGCGCAAGCAAAAGAAGCAACAAGCGAATTGGCAACTTACGTTCAAAGCAAGATTAAAGCAACCGCGGCGACGCGTACGCGCAACCTTGTTGATAACCGTGTTGCTGACGGTTCAAAGGTTTCCAAATCTTCAAAGGTTGGCGAAATCTCATTTGGTTATGCAGGGCAGAAATTAAGCGGTGGTGCAACAACGCAACAAATTTGGGGTGGCGTTGAATTTGGTTCAAATAAATACAAGCAATTTCCAGTGTGGTCAGGTCGTGAAGGTCGCGGGTCACGCGGCTGGTTTATCTATCCAACACTTCGAAGCCTGCAACCTGAAATCATCAAAAAATGGGAAGAATCGTTTTCAAAAATAGTTAAGGAATACAACTAATGGCTGGCAGTCGTACCCTTAAACTTTCTATTCTTGGCGACGTTGACAATCTCAACAAATCACTAAAATCTGCAACGCAAGACGTTGACACGTTTGGCGACAAGATCAGCAAGACTGGCAAAATGATTGGCGCAGCCTTTGTTGCCGCTGCCGCTGCCGCTGGCGCTTATGCCGTAAAAATAGGCATTGAAGGCGTCAAAGCCGCCATTGAAGATGAAAAGGCACAAACACAGTTGGCGTTGGCGTTAGAAAACGCCACAGGGGCGACAACAGCCCAAATTGCAGCAACTGAACAATCTATTCTTCAAATGTCATTGGCAACTGGTGTGGCAGATGATCAACTGCGACCAGCATTGGGACGCCTAGTTCGATCAACAGGCGACGCAGAAAAAGCGCAAGAATTGCTTGCAATTGCACTAGACATCAGCACGGCAACAGGCAAGCCGCTGGAAACCGTGGCAGCCGCGCTTTCAAAAGGTTTTGACGGTAACACCGCAGCCCTGGGCAAACTAGGCATTGGACTTTCAGCCGCTGAATTAAAAACAATGACCTTCACGGACGTGCAAGGCAAACTGACAGATTTGTTCGGCGGTGCAGCCGCTAGAAACGCTGAAACTTATTCAGGGCGAATCGCACGCATGCAAGTTGCATTTGACGAAGCAAAAGAAACTTTAGGTTTTGCCTTATTGCCTATTCTTCAAAAATTTATTGACTACATTAACAAGTACGCATTGCCGCTTATTACTGCATTTTCAGACGCGTTCAGTGGCAAGGAAAATGGTTTAGGCGGTGTGATCAGCCAAGTTGGTCAGACAATTTCAAACGTTTTCACGCCAATCGTCAACGGATTGGTTAAGGCGTTTGGTTACGTCAAAAATGCAATTGGCGACAACCTTGACACATTTAAAGAATTTGGTGGTTACATTGCAACTTATCTTGCGCCCGTTATTGGCACGGTACTTGGCGGGGCTTTACAGGTTGCAGGAAAAATTGCTGGCGGCGTCATTGACGTTATTGCCAACGTAATTAAGGTTTTGAACGGTTTGATTTCCGGGGCTATTGCAGGAATTAACGCTTTAATTTCTGCTTACAATTTTGCAAATAACATTTTTGGTGGCAAAGACATTGGCAAAATAAACGCACCAACAGTAAGCATTCCAAAAGTTTCAACGCCGTCTACGCCGTCGACGTCAATACCGTCAATACCAAACATTCCAGCACCGTCAACTGGCGGTGGCGGTGGGGGCGGTGGGGGTGTTTCTGCGGCAGTTGCGTCTGCCGTAACGGCTGCCGCTGCAACCAACGTTGTTGCAGGTTCTTTCAACGCTGGTTCATTCCGTCAGGCTGAAGCCGCTTCAATGGGCACCACGATCAACCTGACCGTGACTGGCGCATTTGATAAAGAAGGGACTGCCCGCACAATTGTTGAAACATTGAACAATTCCTACTATCGCGGCACTGGTGGCGCAACTGGGCTTGTGGCAATCTAATGACGCAATGGAATCCCGTTTGGCTGGTTGAAATTGACGGTGTTGAATACACCGACGCGGTTTTGGCGAATCTTGTCATTCGTAGTGGTCGAACAAACATTTATGAGCAGGCGCAAGCAGGATACGTCAACATTCAACTAATTGACGTCAACCAGTCAACAATTCCAGTTTCGGTCAATTCAACAATTTCGGTTCAGGTCAAAAACACTGCAAACACGTTTGTGCCGATTTTTGGTGGAAACGTAGTTGACATTGGTTTGGAAGTTCGTGACGTTGGTTCAACCTTGTTCACACAGACTTATTCGATCACTGCATTGGGCGCATTGGCGCGTTTGCCTAAATCGCTGACAAACGGCGTTCTTTCAAAAGATTTTGACGGAAATCAGATTTACACGATTCTTTCAGATTTGTTGCTTAACACATGGGCTGAAGTGCCAGGGGCGTTGACCTGGGCAACCTACGACCCAACAGCAACATGGGCAACCGCTGAAAACATTGGACTTGGCGAAATTGACCAACCAGGTGACTATGAATTGGCGGCACGATCTTCAGAACGAACCGACGTCTATTCGTTGGTTTCAGCATTGGCAACGTCAGGGCTTGGGTACATTTACGAAGACGCGCAAGGACGCATTTCATACGCTGACGCCACACACCGCAGCCAATACCTTTCAAGCAATGGATACGTTCAACTTACTGCCAATCAGGCGCGTGCGGCAGGTTTGCGCACTGAAACCCGTGCGGGCGACGTTCGCAATAACCTAACAATCAAATACGGGGCAACAAGCAGCAGTGAGCAAAGCGCGAGCAATGCCGCGTCAATTCTTACTTACGGCACACTTTCGCAAATCATCACAACAACGCTGCACAATGCAGCCGACGCCACCGCACAAGCGAATTTTTACCTGGCACTTCGTAAAGACCCCCAACCAATTTTCAGTGAGATTACCTATGACCTGACAAACCCTGAAGTGGACAATTCTGACCGTGACAATCTGATTGGTGTTTTCATGGGCATGCCCGTGGCAATCAGTGACCTACCTGCCAACATGGGTTCAATCTTCCAGGGTTTTGTCGAAGGCTGGTCATTTCAAGCAGGCTACAACACCCTTTCGGTTTCGTTGCTGGTTTCACCAGTGGCGTATTCATTGCAAGCATTGCAATGGGACGAAATTTCTAACACATTTACTTGGTCGGGCGTGTCGCCAACGCTTGACTGGGCACGTGCAACAATTATCACTTAACAAGGAGAAAATCTATGACGAACCCGACAACACCGTTTTCGTGGCAAATGCCGACTTCGACCGATTTGGTCACGGATTTACCTGCAGATTTTGAAGTTTTTGGTCAAGCCGTAGCAACGTCAATGGCTGACTTACTTGGCGGCACAACAGGTCAAATTCTTGCAAAAGCAACAAATGCCGACATGGATTTCACATGGATAGCAAACGATCAAGGCGACATAACAGGCGTCACTGCTTCATCACCATTGACAGGCGGTGGAACAAGTGGCGCAATTACCCTGGGAATTCTCAGCGGTACAACATCAAATCTTGGTGCAGTTCAACTTTCTGATTCCACATCAAGCACTTCAACAACATTGGCTGCCACTGCAAATGCAGTAAAAACAACTTATGATCTTGCAAATGGCGCAATTGCCAAATCATTGGTGGACGCAAAAGGAGATTTAATTGCCGCCACCGCTGCGGATACGGTGAGCCGTTTAGGTGTAGGCACAAACGGACAGGTTTTGACCGCTGATTCAACGGCGTCAACTGGCATGAAATGGGCAACACCGTCAGCAGGCGGTGGTGGTAAGGTTTTGCAGGTTGTAAATGCGACTTACAACACCGCCGTTTCTAGTTCTTCAGCAACGTTTGCAGATACAGGTTTAACGGCAACTATTACGCCAACTTCCGCAACAAGCAAAATTCTTGTTTTTGTAAATCAAAGCGGTTTGAAAAAAACTGCTGGTGCTTCAAATACATTTTTGGGGGTTAGATTAGTAAGAGGTGCGACCACGTTGGTTGCCTTCGAAGACACTGCAACCTTTACAAACAGTTCTCAAGAAAATCGCGTTGCTGGTGCTGGTACTAATTACCTAGATTCACCAGCGACAACTTCGGCAACAACTTACAAAACAGAATTTAACAGCGGTGCTGGTACTTCAACAGTGACAGTTCAAGAAAATGCTGCGGTTTCAACAATCACGCTCATGGAAATAGGTGCATAATGGCAACAGGTGGAGACGTTTTGGCAATGCTGATGCCAACAGGCGGTTGGGTAATTTACGGAGACGATTTCGATTCAATTCGTTATGACGAAGGTGTTTTACCAATTACAAAAGCGGCATTTGACGCTGGTTTTGCACAATTTGACGCATGGAAAGCCGAACAAGACGCAGCAAAAGTTGCGGCAAAATCATCAGCCGAAAACAAATTGGCTGCACTTGGCTTGACCGCAGACGACTTGAAAGCATTAGGTTTATGACATACCCACAAGGTACAAGTGCCAGGTTAATTGAAGTCGCAGCCGCTGAAATCGGCACAATTGAAGAAGGCGATAACCTGACAAAATACGGCAAATTTACAAAAGCAGACGGTTTGCCCTGGTGTGGTTCATTTGTCAATTGGTGTGCAGCGCAAGCAGGCGTCAAGATTCATTCAGTTGTCGGAACTGCCATTGGCGCACATAAGTTTAAAGAAATCCAGCGTTGGTCAAACATTCCACAAATGGGTTATTTGGCTTTCATGGATTTCCCACATGACGGCGTTGACCGCATTTCACACATTGGAATCGTTGTTGACTTTAAACATGGCGAAGATACAGTCACACTTATTGAAGGAAACACCAGCGGCACAGGCGATCAGCGAAATGGTGGCATGGTCATGGTTAAACAACGATCATTAAAGCGTGACATTGTTGGTTTTGGTATTCCAAAATTTGTGCCATACCAGGGAGAATTTCCAATCGTTGAAATGCCAAAAGCGGCAGCAAAACCAACAAAGGAGAAAAAATGGATAAAGCCAAAG